CTACCACAACTCGCGGACGAGCTTGTCAATGTCCTGCAATAGCGTGCTGACATGCTCGCGCATAAAACCTCTCTGACCGGCAAGACCGGAGCCGCTCGGGAACTCGCCGGATTGCAAGACCCTCACCGCCTCGTCACGCGCCTGTCCGCCTAACTCTGCTAGTCGTTTGTGGGTTTTATTCGCGGCGTCAAATGTCGGAATCGGCACTTCCAAGAGCTTCTTTTCAATGTCCCGCTCTCCCATGAGACCCGTTGACTGAAACGGCTTGATTGCCTCGTTTGCCGTATCGGAGTTTAAGACGGCGGTGACATAGTGAGCCTCTTGCGGGTCCGAGAAAGCCGCCCAATAAATTTTGTGCTCGCAGATGAAACGCGGATATTCGCCTCGGTCGAAATAGGCGGCGGAGACATTAGTACCAGCGGCGTTATAGAGCACGAGATGCCGGTGAGAGAGGTCTTGGGTTGTTAGCTCGCGCTGGTAGTCCAACCTCTCATACACGGTCTGCTTACTTGCTTTGTCCTTGCGTTTCTCAATCCAAATTCGTTCCGCCTCTTGCATCCATTTTCCAAAGAGCCGGGAGCCGTCACGAATCAAGGCGTCCGCTTTAATGATGCGTAACGAGCCATGCTTTATTTCAACCGGCAAGAGCGCGGTTGCGGGTTTGAGAGTTGCGAACGGTAGCAGATGCCGCGAGAGAGCGGTTGTAAAGAGGAATCGTCCCTCTACCCGTCCGCTTAAGGTTACCTCGTCATAAGGCGGCTGTGCGTGCTTGGCTTGCTCCGGGTCCGTCTCCGCCCAATATTCGTCTGACAAGTTCGGCTCGCCGGTCAAACCCTCAACCCGAACGAAATAGAAGCTACGCGGGACAATCGTAGCGCCTTGCTGAAATGACTTGCTGTAACTGCTCGCTCTGCCTTGCTGAGACGCTCCCGCCTCGGTTGACAACGCACAACGCGAGCCGAGATAGATAACGCGAGCCTCTTCGTCTTTGGCGCTCAACCTCGTCTTTGCTACGTCCCAAGCTACATCCCGCGCCGGGAGTGTTCCGCTCCAAGTCTTTACCGGGAGCGGGTCTTTCGGACTTCCGTGTGTTGTGTCCCGTTGCGCGAAAAGCACACAACAAGGGACGTTGAAAAGCGGCGTCACTTCCCAAAAGTCCCAATATCCCTTGAGGCGAAACGGAGCGCTGTACTCCCGCTTTATGAGCTTCTCGTGTTGGTCTGCCGTGAGGACGCTACGCGGCATGACAAAGCCGAGGCGAGCATTAGGACCGGCAAACACCGCCATTGAGTGAGCTAGAAAGACCGTTGCTAGCTCCATTTGTGTAAAGAGCTTTTGAGACTTTGGCGCGATTCGGTAACGGTCTATCGCTCTGCGCTTGATTTCGTCCTGATATTCCGGGTCCGCAATGTAGCGGTAAGAAAGCCAAGGCGGATTGCCGATGATTAAATCAAACTGTCCCTTGAGCATTGCGGGACGGTAGCTGTTGCGAATGATAAAAGACCAAATAGAATCCTTGCGCTCGCGGATTAGCTGGGCTAATCCCTCCGTGAATGACCATAGAGCGTCAAGCACAGTTTGGTATTCAAGAACCTTGGTCAACTCCGGCACAGATTGCGCGAGATGGTTCTCCATTGTCTTGCGCGTATCCTTGCCGGTCCTTGCGTGCTCCTCCGCGATAGCCGTACACGCTGCAATCGAATCGTCAAACACTTCCGGCATGTGAATAAGCATGTCCGGCATAACTACGGTCTTACGGTCCTTGCGAGCGCCATAGGTAATTTCAACGCCGCTGAGTTTCTCTATGAGACTAGCCTCAACCTCTCTCGGTAGGAATAGAGAGTCCGCGAGGTAGACCGGTATCTGTATTGGCTTTCGCGCCGCGTTGACGAGCTTTCCGAGAGCGAGGACGTAAGTAGCGCGTGCGATGGTCACCGCTACCGGATGAATGTCAATCCCTTGCACGTTGCGTAGGACGAGACGGAGCCGCTCGTTGTCCGTTCCATCTGTGTTGTGTTTTAGAAAGTGAGTGATTGAGGCGCGGAGGAAACTCCCGGACCCGCAACTAGGGTCTAGAACGGCTTTATAACCGTGAGCCGGGAGCAACTCCGCAACCATGCGCTCACAGAGCCAATCGGGAGTGTAATACTCTCCAAGGTCATGCCGGTCCTTGGGGTCAATCAATTGCTGATAGACGCCCTTGAGAACGTCTTGACGTATCAGGGAGAGGTCATATTCGGTCAAATGAGAGAGGATGCGCTCCCACGTAGGAGCTAGCATCTTTTCAGCGGTCGGATTGCGGAGCCAATGGAAAAAGTCGTCGTCTACGAGGTTCGCTAGTCTCTTGGACTCGAAATACCGCCCGGTGAGCACGTCCTTTGCAACCTTGCGGAGGTCATCGTTGCCTTTGCCTTGCGAAAGGGACGCCCATATCAGCAAGCGAGCAATGCTTGCTAGGTACGTGTGCCGCAAGAATAGATTTTCAAGCTCGGATATTTCCTGTCCGGTCTCGGCGTCTTTTTGAGCGGTTGCCGTCTCCGCGAGACGCCCATAGGTGACTGTGAGGTATCGTTGCCACGTCTCAAAGGCGAGCGTTGATTCCGGCTCGGCGCTAACACTTGCCCACGCTCTCTTGAGCGCCGCCAGTCCGTCACGATAGAGAGGACTCCATGTCCCAAAGTCCAATTGAAAACGCTCGGCGGTTGGCTCTACCTGTTGAGGTCTAAAAAGTAGGCTCGTCAACCAAAGCCAAAATTCGCTTAACGAGTCCTCGGCAACCTTGAACGGTCGGAGCAACTCAAGGGTCACTGTCTCCGGTGTCGGCTTGGCTCCGGCTAGCAACACCGGGCGGTAGATATTCCAATTCACACCGTCCGAGGCGATAGCAATAAGCGGACGAGGAGAGCCTTTGTCCGCTTGCCATGTCCCGGCTACGTACTCGCGCAACTGTCCCTCGGCTTCCCCAAGGGTAGCGGCGAGAGACTTCTCAAACTCAATGATGACGTTGCCGTAATAGGCGTCCGCTCGTCCGCGCTTCTCACCCTCCGGGCGGGTGATACGGATGAGTTTTTCCACGCCTCGCGCATATTCGGTAACGGCGTTTGTGCCGGGAAATAGCTCTGCTATGAGCGCTGCAAACCGTGACCGCTTGGCGGACTCGTTCGGGAGGGTCTTGACCTCGCGGAGGTAACCCCGCAAGGTTTCCCTTGTGCGTTGCTCTAGCGTTTCAGCCATGCCAAAGCGCGATGATAGCAGAGGATGTATCGCCTTGGTATTGCGCCGCTTACGCTTGCGAACCATATACCGCAACCTCCGCCGCACTAGACGGTTACGCCGGTCACCTTGGCAAAGGTACACCGGGCAATGTACCATGTCAAATGTAGGGCAAACGGAGGACAAATGAAAAAGACAATCACAACCGTCCTAGCAGTCCTTGCGCTCGCGCTGTCAGTGAGTGCTCAAGAGCCAACCAAGAAAGCAGTGAGCGCCGAGTTTGCGAAAGCCGCGAACCTCGCGCTGGTCGCAATCAAGAATTCAGACAACACCGGAATGGGTCCCGATAAGACCGTACAAACTGCAATCAATGACGCGGACGCCGCTGGAATCTCGGACTCTGAGACCGCCGTTGTTAAAGAGATAAAATTCCTGTCCGTGATGCGTCCTGTCACGCTGTCAACATTCTTGCTCGCTACCAACACGGCGGCGGCGGACAAGGCTGTGCCATGTGCAAAGAAGCATCCCGATTGTCACGCGAACGATGCTAACGATAGCGCGAGCAAGGCGCTAGACAAAGACAAGAAAGACCTTGAGCAGATAGACGGCTGTATTGCGGCATGGAGAGTTGCCTTGCGGAGCCTCTCCGGTGATAAGCCGAAAGAATGTGAAACGAGCAAATAGAGGAGTACAATCCAAACGCGGAGGGAAAGGGAATGGTTACGACAGGGAAGCTAGTACAGCAAGTGAGGGAGCGGCTAGCAGGTTTGCAGAAAGAGCGAGACCGTATAGACGGAGAGATTGCGGAGCTTAAAGCCGCATTCTCTAAGGACGGCCCGGCTCCGGCTCGCGCTCGCCGGGTGAAAGCGGCAACCAAGAAACGCACGAGCGCCGCCAACAAGAAAGTATCGGCGGCGAGCAAGCGGGTATGGGCGGACGTGCATAAGCTCCATAAAGCCGGGAAGATTGCGGAGCCTAGCCGGAAGGCACGAGCGGACTATTACAAGAAACATCCGAAAGAGGCGGAGACGGCTAAGGCATAAACTCCGCTACACCGCTACCTCAAGAGCCGAGTCCTTACCGGGATTCGGCTTTGTTGTTTCCGCTCACCGTAACCGTCACGCCGCCGTCTTTGGCGAAATATGTACGGAAGTCTGAGCGCATCTCCCGTAGCTCTTTGGTTTGGTCCTGTGTTGCCTCTAGCAAGTGCGGTAGATGGTTGGTCTTAATGTCGGACACGTCCCGGCGCATGTCCCGAAAGAAAGCAAAGACAGCGAGAGCGGCGGAGACGAATCCTACGTAGGGAAGAAAAAGAGCTAGTATGGGAATGATGAGCATGACGATTCCTTATGTTGTTGCAATAGTGTAGTAGCAAATTGTTGCTCTTGCCGTCCCGTTGCCGAGGGTCACAGAGCCGATGTCAATGGTAAAACCGCCGTCACCGCCTCCGGTGTCAACCGAGGTAGCGTTGCCGGTTGATACTTCGTAGTGAGAGCCGTTGCCGGACAAGTGGAACGTAAGGACCGCTCCGCCGCCGTCAACCGTGTCAACAACGTAAGTAGCGTCTGCTCCGCCGCTTGTAATCGTGCCGGTATCTCCCGGAGCGTAGCCGGACCCTCCCACGTCTAACGATGCGCTGAGAATAGGTCCGCAAGCAACATTAGCAACGAGCGTGAGCGGTAGATTAGTTGAACCAAGGGAGGCAACGGAGACCTCGCCGAACGGGAGAGTAAACACGCCTATGTTGTTGCCTCCAACCGTCTCAAAGAAGTCATTAGGCAGAACTAGTGTTGAGCCAAACGGACCAAGGTTGTCATACTCAAGACGCACACCGGCGTTGCTGTTGTACGCAACGGAGTTGTACTTGTACAGCAATGAGGCGCTCACAACAATGAGCATTTTGTTAGCGCCGGGAGCCGCGACAAGCACAATAGGAGTAGTGCCAGCGTTGATGAGGTCCGAGGATGAGATGTCAACCGTTACGGTCTTGATAGCACCTGCTCCCGCAACCGCTGCGTCAACGTATGTTTTAGTAGCTTTTTGACTTGCGTACTTTGTGTCCGAATTTGCGGTTAGAGTGCCGTCCGTGTCCTTGTTGGCAAGTAGCTCGTAGACGTTCTCCGCAACAACAACATCGGTCCCGTTGCAATAGACTAACCGCACATTTCCGGGAGCGAGGGTCACCCCGGTCTGTCCCGATACCTTGACAATGACATTGTGTGAGCCAGACCCGGCGTGATGCAGCCGGTAAAAGTGCTTGTTGCTAGGGACATTGACTGTGATGTCCGCGTCCGGCGAGGCTTGGTTAGTGAACTTGAGCGCAAACGCTAGCAACACGGTTGACGTTGTGGGCGTGATAGCGCCGCCGCTCGCCGTTGAGAGGTCAACCGTGAGCGTGTCCGTCATAGCAGTGTCGAGGTCATCGAACGCAGTGTTAGCCGTGACCTCTTTTTGGTTCTGACTACTAGCGATATGCGAGATATTTAGGTTGGGTGTGTTGCTCATGTTGAATGTCCTTTTCTACATGAGGGTCACGCCCTTCTAGGATTTTGTGAGGCTGTGTTTAGCCGCCACTTACCGCCATTCCGGTTAGACAATGGTCATTCTCGGTAGGGAATCCACGCCCTACTTGAGCGGAGACTTGATAGACCCTAGCCGCAATGTCACTTTGAGTGCTTCCGAAGTCCGTAGTCTGTTGCGCGGACGTGTAGGTCACGGTTGGCGAGGTTAAGCCGGAGAATGTCCGCTTGACCGTCCCTCCCGCCGCGCTCAATATCTCAACGTCATAGCCCTCGCTGTCCTCGTTTAATGGTACGGTGTTAGTACCGTTGTACCAAGGGTCCCCGCCGAGGCGTGTACGCCTCTCCCAAGTAAGAATAATGTCCGAGCCGCTCTTAACGCCGCCGAATTGAGCCGGAGCGTAAGGCATTAGGTCACGTCCGATTAACGTTAGCGGCTTGCTCGTTGCGCTGTTGAGGTCCGAGCCTACCGTTACGCCCTTGTAAAAGCGTTGTTGATTGAAAGCCGCAAGAGACACTTGCTCGTGTACCATTCCGCCCGAGAGCGGGAATACAACAAACTCTCCCGCCGCGTGCGAGGTAGCATGAGCCGCCCACTCCGTACCGCGCCGTCCCCGGAGTAACCCGGAGAGCGTGTACGTCCCGTCAAGGTTAAGCGTGACGGTTGTAAACTGTATGACCTCAAGCGAGGGATACAGGATAGCCGCGTTAGCGCCGTTGAGGACGTTAAACTCCGTGTCACTCGCCGGAGCCGTGCCGTTGAGCAAGTTAACGGTTAGCGTGTTGTCATTGTCCCACGTAAACGGCGAGCGCGGAGCGCCTAGCACGTTCTGTGCAATGCCGTAGGTTAGACCGGTTGCGCTCGCTCCCACTTGGGAGAAAGACATATTGTCCGTTGAGGAGTAAAGTGCTCCCGCTCCCCATGTGCCGGAGCCTTGCGGATTCATTGCGAAGTAATAGCCGAGGTTTCCCGAGGCGTCCGCGTCCGTATCGGAGAGATACGGCATATCAAAGAGCCACAGCAGAGACGCGGCTAGACCGGTGAGCGTCTGTCCTTGGAATCCGTCATTGTCCGTACCCGCCGCCGTGCTGAGATAGTTGTTGCTGTCCTCGCTCGTAATCTCTAGAGCGGTTGCGAAGTTTTGACCAATCATAGAGCCGGACACACGTCCGGCTAGAGTGAGACCGTTATAGACAAAGTTTACAACGTCACCGGGGTCTAGGAGCATGTAAGAGGCTTTGTAGAGCGAGGTCTTGTAAGCTCTCCGCTCATTCTCCGCCGTCCATATAATCCGGTCCGCGAGTTGCGCCGCCTGTAACGAGGACATGACAATAGGCAAGCTAATGCTCGTCTTGTTGAGGCTCGCGGTTGTCCGGCTATGCCGGACCTTGACTTGCTGTCCTTGCTGGTAATCTTGCGCCGGGTCAATGTGCAAGACCTCAACCGTCTTAGGAGTGTCTTGCTCTTGTCCGATTGTCTCCGTAAGCTCGGCTTTGTCTTGTGCTAGACCTAGGTCACTCTCCGGGATTGTGAGGACGGACTCCTGTCCGCGAGGTACAAACGAGAGAGTAAAGTCCGTCTCACGTCCCTCAAAGAATCCGTATTGAGCGAGCGCGGTAATAATGTCCTTGCCGGACTGTAGCGAGGTCACCGGGTAGCCTTGCACGGCGATACCGGCAATAGCGGACACGTCAACGCGGCTCGGGTCAAGACCGGCTTTTTCGCACACGTCTAGGACAATCTCGTCACAACCTATGCCGTTGTTTCCGAGGCGGTCTAGATAGAAGTGATACGCCTTGTTGAGCGTGTACCCCGGCGCGAGCACGGAGTTAGAGTTAGGGTCAAAGGCAAAGCCTACGTTGCCGAAAGTGACCTCTCCTAGATTGAAACCGCTGATAAAATTCTTTGTGTTGTAGCTTGCAATTACGCTAAGGTCCGAAGTCCTGAAAGACCGAAAGACGTACATAGCGGTTGTTGCTACTTGGTCCGTCCAATGAGCGTTAAGCCATACGGCGGCGTCCTTTAAGCTCGCGTCACTTGCTAGGGTAGCTTGCGCGAGCATGTCTAGAAACCAGTAGTTATTCTGTAGGCTCGCGGTGAGCGAATCATTGACGCTCGGGTTAGCCGCAAGGTACGTGATAAAGCTCTGTACCTCGCCTTGTGTTGCCTGTACTGTTCCGTTGCTTGACGGGTCAACAAAGTCCGGGTCAAGGTGAGACATTGCTCCGGCAATAAAGACGGACCATACAAACGCTTGAGCGGCGCTAGACTGTCCAAAGCCGGGACCCGGCAACCACAGCACGCCGGTATCAAGGGTCCCGTAATTCTGTCCCGATTGCCAACCCGGATAACCGCCGAGTAGCTCGAACGGTTGTGTTGATACGCCGGAGACTTTGTTAATCTCCGCAACGTGATTGTCAATGTCTCCGATAGAGTCAATGACCGCTCCGGTTGCTGTGTCAAACTTGAGGAGCTTACCAACGTTGGTAAGCATGAGGATAGTTTTGTCTGTCGGGTCCAACCAACCAACCATAGCAACGCCGTCCGCCGCACTCCACGGCACGGACCAAGAGTAAACGTCAATGTAACGCGGCGCATCTGAGACAAAATGTGTCACGCCGCCGTTGAGGTTAACGCGGGTGATTGTTGCATAGTCACCGCTCCCCGGTATTGACGAGTTGCCAACAAACGAGAGCACGTACACAATGTTAGTCTCCGGGTCATGTAGCGGATAGCCGGAGCTAGCGCCGTACCAAGAGCCGTCAGAGATAGGCGAGTAGCCTACAAGGTCAAGGACTGCGGTGTCATAGACGAAAAGACCCGCCGTGTTAGTGTGGAAGTCATAGCAACCCGCTAGCAGGTAACGCCCGTAAGCACACGCCAACCCGTAACCGGGATAGCTTGCCGGGTCCGGTCTCTGTACGCCTTGCGAGTTGTTTAGCTGTATCTGTGCAACCGCCTTAAACGTGTAGGGGTCAATCTTTTTAAGCCAGTAGTTAGTAGCGGCTCCGAAGGTAGTACGGTCATACGGGTCCCCGAGGTCCCCGGCGTGAGCGGTCCTATCGTCATGCTTGTACATTGTGCTAATAAAGCCAATCCACAGAAAGCCGTCACCGTCAATCGTAATGTTGTGAGCTTGTGTAAGGACCGCGTTATAGTCAACGTCCTCGCGCAAGCCGTACAAGCTAGCGTCAACGAGACCTTGAGCCTCAATCGCGTTAGTAATGAGGTTGACGCGCTGTATCACGCGAGCGCGGGTTGATATGCAATAACCCACTTGACGGGTACGGTCAACAATCCACGGCTCAAGCCATTGAACCTCTACGGCGTTGCCGTTGTCCGGGTCCGGGATATTAGCCTTATCAAAGCTATACGCCGGGTAGTTTGTCACCGCGAGAGAGTTGACCTCGGCGCGGATATTCGGCAAGCGGTTTCCGAAGTCCTCTAGAGGGAAGTCCTCAACAACGGCGTAGCACACGCCCCGGTATCCCGGCGTCTTAGCGGCTCCGTCATGCGAGACCATTAACGGGTCTGGTAGTTGCGTCTCTGTCCCACGGTAAAACGTAGGGACTACGTGTATATTCTTTGCAATTGCGCTCGTGCTCGTTGACGGAGCGGCGGTAGGCTCCCAAAAGAGTTGACCGAGCAACGAGCCAAAGACACCGGCTCCCTCCGGGTCCTCGTTAGTGTTAGAGGTCTTTGCTTTGTACCAGTGACCGTTACGAGACACAACGTCCCCGGTAACGTAGTTTGTTGAGCTACTCCACGGTCCGAGATTCTTGTTACCGGTTGTGTCATAGATTAGCTTTGCGTCTCCCCAGATACGGGAGATAGTCGCCGGTCCCTGACAGAAAGCCGCCGCGAAAGAGATTGAGTAAGAGTACGTTGTTTGCTTGACCGTAGGTCCGCCCTTAGCGGACTGTGAGGTTGTTGTAGTTGTTTCCTTTATCTTGGTTGCCCAGATTATGTTACCGCCTAGCCTCATGCTTCCGTAGAGGAGCGGAATAACCGCTCCCGGCGCGGAGCTTGATATTTGCATATCGTTGAGGCGCGGTCCGTAAGTGTGCGTCCCTTTGCCGGGGAAGATTAGAGCGCCGGCGAGACTACCCGCGAGTATGCCTAGCTGCATTCCCATAGCAACAGACATACCGCCCGTCGGCAATGCCAACAGAGCGCCGATTACCGCTCCCGCTACCGTCAATGCTAGTCTTGCCATTAGTCCTCTACTCCGGGAAACTCAAAGCAACCCACTATCCGCGAGCGCCAAACCTCGTCAAGCCGGTGCTCAACAACCTTAGCCGCTCCGCTACTGTAAGCGTGTATAAGACCTAGACCGTCCTCGTACTCCGTGACAATCGCAAGGTGACTAACCGAGGTCCCGAAACGGATAGACACAATGTCTCCGGGTTGCATTAGGCGCGGAGACTTGCTCGGGAGTACCGTTTGCGTCATGTCATGCACATAATTGCCGAGCGGTTGATTAGAGTAAACGTTGTAACGCGAGCCGGTAAACTCGTTTCCGTCAACGTCACAGATACCAAGCTCCCCGGCAACCATAAGAGGGAGTCCGATACAGTCACACGCGAGACCCTTTACCCGCCCTTGGTGAGCAAACGGAGTCCCGATATATTCTCTCGCGGTCTCTTGAATCTGTTTTCTAGTTGCCATTAGTTAGCGTCCTTGGGACAAGTAGCCTCGCGGAGCGCGTCCGCGAAAGTCTTGACAGGCTTTCCCGGCTCCGGTATCTCCGGGAGCGTGAGCGTGTGAAACTCCCCACACTTGGGACAGTGATAGTTGACAGTGACGTTAGTTGACACGGTATGTCTCCCACGGCATAACCGTACCGTCAACGAGAATGACGTTAGCCGTTACCTTGTGATTCTTACAACCATAGCGAGCCGCGGTCTCCTGCCAACCCTCGGCGGTTTGCTTCGCGTCCGTGACGCTGTGCGTCGCCGGAGTAAAGACTTTCTCCACCTTGCATACCTCGCAAGTGTGAGCCTCGTCCCATGTGATAGCGCGTTGAGTCATAGTGTCTATCCGCTACACCGCTACCCGGTAGGGTCCGGGTATTGTAGAATTGCGTCTTGTCCGGGTATCGAGGGAAAGCCGCGATAGTTGACGATATTGTTAAACTTGTTGCGGCAGTCCGTTACGTTGTGTCCGCAACCCGGCGAGATAGTAAACGTGTCGTCAACCGAGGGAGCCGCGAAAAGCGGATTCTTGAGGTAAAGAGTTGTCCCATCCCATGTCCCTACCTGATACGAGATTCCGCTATTGATACCCGAGGTAAAAGTTAAGATTCCGTCATTGTAATAACCGCTCGCGCCGGACAAGCTCACGGACGGTGACCCTCCCGCGTGCGGTGTAATGTGGTGCGAGTCCGAGGACGTGTTGACGTATCCGGTCTCCGTGGGGACGGTTGCCTTACACCGGGAGTCTCCTAGCTCGGCGTCACAAGGCGTGCCGTAAGACCGCCCTAAGACTTGCTGTAGCTTGTTTGTGAGTCCGAGAATCTCCGCCGTTAGCTGTCCGTTTTTCATTGACAGCGTACCGAGAATCCCGAGCCGGAGCTTTAGCTCGCCTTGCGATAGGTCCGCCCAATTGACAAGCCGTATCTCTACCTCGGCTCCGTCCCACACTCCAAAGCGGAGGTCCTTTTCCGTAATCGTGTCCGAGTCAATGAGAGCCGTTACCTCTTGGTTGTCAACCGAGAGGTCACTCTTGCTATCAATCGCCGTAGGGGAGAAACCTACCGCCGCCTCATACACGTAACCGCCGTCCGTGAGCGGACCTTGATAGTTAGTTGTGTCTATGTCTTGGTCATGGTCCGTGTACGTGAGGACGGTCAAGTCCTTGCGCGTAATCTTGTACAACCGTGTGAGGGTTGTGCAATCTCCGTCAAGGTGCGCCGCGAGCGCGTTAGATACTGTTTTCATTATGAGCTAGACCCTAGAGGGATTCTTACCTCAACGAGCTTGATACCGGTAACGGTGTAGAGAATGCCGGACGCTTGCGCCGTCTCTTTCATGCTCTGCAAAGAGTCAAGGTCAAAGCGTACCGGTACGTGATACTGATAGTCCGCCGTGATTACGTCCGCCGTCTTTGGTACGCCGTCCGTGTATCCAGTCCCGGACTGTCCCGCGTGCGTTACGCCGCTCGCGTTAGCAACCGTGAAAGTCCCGGAGCCGAGGGACGTTATGTAAAAGGTCCCGTTGTTTCCGTCGTCCGCCATTCCCGAGACTATTACCCTCATGCCGGTACGGAGGACGATACCCGCCGAGAGCGTGTAAGTGTACGTTGTGTTACCGCCTGAGAATGACGCGGCGGTAATCGCTAGCTTGCTCAAGTAGATTAAGCCGGTCCCGCTCTGTGAGCTAACGTTGCTCGCGCTCGCGTTGACAACCGTAAAGTTGCCGGAGCCGAGAGAGGTAATGGTAAAGGTCCCGTTGTTAGGCGAGCCGCTCAAGCCGGTAATCACAACAGGCTGTCCCATGTGAGGCGCGGACCCGCTCGTTACGGTGTACGTGTACGTTGCGTGAGTCCCGGAGACGCTTACGGCGGTGATATGCAACACGCCGGAGGTAAAGAAGTTGATAACGCCGGTTGTGTAGTCAAGCGAGTAATCGTATCCCGCAACCGTGCTGTAAGCGGCGCTATGCGTTGCCTCGGTCCCGTTCCGGTACACTTTTACCGTGTCCGTTAGCGCGTTGCCGTAAAAGTCCCTGACGCTCGCGGTCACCGGCTTTTGTATCGGACGGATAGTAGAGAGACCGGCAACGGTGTACGTGCGTTGTAGCTGGAAAGAGCTAGTTGAGCCGTCCCCGGTGTCAATAAACTCGCCGGTCCCTAGATAGTCCGAGTGGTCAAAGAGCCGGAAAGAGTTTGCCATACCTCGCGCCGCGTGAAACATTGCGAGCAAGGCGTTATAGTCCGTTTGGTCCTTGTGCTCAAAGCTCACCGTGTACATAGCGCGGCTTAGACTCCAGTTTTGATTACGTTGCTCGTAACCGGAGAAAGCCGCGTTAATGTTGGTCATGTACGCGGGTCCGCCCACAGCATTAAGAGCTAGGGACGTAGGGAAACGTATCTCTAGAAAGCTCATGTTATTGCCTCAACCGGGAGTGTGCTTGCGCCGCGCCTTGCCACATAGCGCCGGTTATCTGCGACTGTGAGCGGCGGAAGCTATCAGCGTCCGGCGTTGTGATATTCCAATTCTGTACAATGGTCTGTCCTCCGCCGCTTGCCGTTGCGCCGTTAGGCGTAATCTTGCCGGACGAGGTAGGAGAGAAAAGCTCCGGTCCGCGCTCGCCTACTAGATACGTCTTACCCGGCGTCACGTCTCCGCCCACGGCTTTACCGCCGCCGAAGACAGAGCCAATCGCGCCGAGGAAACCACCGCCGCCGCCCATGCTACCGAGCGAGTTAAAGATTGACTTGAGTAGGTTGTTGATAGCGGACTTGATTAACATTTCCTCCATTGAGGCAATAAGACCGCCCCAGTCCGCTTTACCTTTCGCAACCATTGAGGCGAAGTTGTCCCCGATACCCTTTAGAGCGGTGTCGGTTACTTGCTCCATTGTTTGACCCATGCTCGGGACGCTAGCCGCGAATTGAGCAAAGCCGGAGGTTAGACCTTGCAAAGCTCCGCCGCCTGCTACTTGCATGTGCTGATAATCGGCGTTGAGCTTCTCTAGCGCGAGGTCAACACCGGTAACGTCCTTGCCTTGTGCTTTCCACTCGGCGGAGAGTTGCTCAAGCTCGGCAATCTGTAGCTTGAGGTTTTGTGCTTGTTGACTGTTCCCCGGTGACGCGAAATTGATAGCCGCTTGCTTCTGTATCTCGGCGTTGGTGTCAACGAGAGTCTTACGGTAAGCCGCCTGTTGAGCCGCGCTCGCGCCTGTGTCATAGGCAAACTTGCGGACCGCCTCGTCAATCTTTGCGTAAGCCTCACCGCCCACGAGCAACGCGGCGGTTGTTGCCTGTAGTCCGTCTAGCTGTAGCTTTGCTGCGTCCGAGGCTTTCTTAATCTCGGACTTCTGGTACTCGGCATTGAGAGCCGCAACGTTAGCCGTCTCTTGCTTGTACTGTGCATTGAGAGACGCAACCTTTTGAGCGAGGTCCTTAACCTGCGGGTCTTGGTCCCCGTACTCAACACGTAGCTCCTCATACTTGAGACCTAGCTCCGTGAGCACGTCCGCTAGCGGCTTGAGTGTAGCGTTATTCTTTGCCCATTGTTGCTCAATCTTGTTACCCGCCGCCGCTTCGCCTTCCATTGCGGCTATCTGCTCGGTAATCTTCTTTGTGAACTTGTCAAACTCCCCTTGGTCCGAGACCGCCGCCTTAAAGGTAGCTTGCCATTCCGCCGCCTCTTGTATCTTGGGAGTTGCCGAGGCTAGAGCATTCTTAAACGCTTTCGTTTTCTCAATACCCTTGTCCGTTGCCTCGTCAATGAGACGCTGTATAGCCTCTCCCGCTGTTGCGGCGGCGTTAGCCTCAATCTGTGACGCGGTAGCTTGTCCAATCGCCCCGGCGAGCGTCTCCTCTTTCTCGGCTTGACGCTGTAGAGCCTCAACCGTCTTGTTGATAAACGTGAGGTCAACCGGCTTAGGCGCGGGTCCTTGCTCTTGTGCTCGCGGTTTCTTAGCGTCCGGGAGAGCCGCTTCCCACACTCCGGCAATGCTCTTGACGCTTCCCTTGATATTGTCAACGGCAACGTCAAAGTTGTACTTAGCCTCGCTCGCGGCGTTGTGCGCGCCGTCCTTTACAGCGGACCAAGCTCCCTTAAAGTCTCCCTTTGCAATCGCGCTAGCAACACCGCCCACGGTCCCGCCTGCAATCTGTAGCTCGTCAACGGCGGTCACAACAATGCGATAGATTAGAGACAGAGCCGCGCCTAGAATCTGTACCAGGTTGAGCACAACCTTGCCGGTGTTAGCAACGCCCTCAATAAAGCTGGCAATCTCCGTCCGGTTATCCTCAAAGAATGAGACAAACTCTTTCGCAACTACATTGATAGCCGGTACTAGGTCCGCTACAAGGTCATTCTCTAGACCGGTGAAAGCCGCGCTAATGAGGGTCTGATTTTCCTTTAGCTCCTCTGAGGCTTTCGCCATAGGACCGGAGACAACCGCGCCTAGAGCCTTAAAGTGACTCTCAAGCTCCTCTAGGTGAGCGCCGCCCTCGTTGAGTAGCGGAATCATTTCCGCCCCAGCGCGTCCGAATAGCTTGATTGCATAGGCGGTCTTAATGGGACCGTCCGGCATGTCCGCAAACTTCTTAGACACGTCCGCAAAGATAGCGTCCGCGTCACGCATATTGCCTTGAGCGTCCTTTACCGCAATGCCTAGCTCGCTGTACGCCGTGCTCGTCTTGGGTCCGGCTTGAGCCGCCGCAACCGCGCTCTTGCTCATCTTCTCAAGAGCTTTCGCCATTGAGTCAACGGAGATACCCTTAGTAGCTGCTACGTTGCCGAGCAAGGACAGGGACTCAACGGAGACGCCGGTTGCTTGTGATAGCTCCCCGATACGAGCCGCCGCCTCGCTTGCGTGTATGGCAATGCCGATAGCCGCCGCGCCTACAGCAATACCAACCGCCGCAACACCGGCGAGCGCAAGTCCCGCCGCGCCCGCCGCGCCGCCGAGAGGTCCGAGGACCTCAAGAATCCCGCGAGCGTATCCACCCACGCCGCCGAGACCCGAGGCAATGGTTGAGCCAAGCTCGCCAAACGGCGCGAGTAGCTTCTCAACCGTACCGCCGAGGCTCTCAAAGACGTGCTCAATCTCTTTGCCGCTCGCCTTAGCTTGCTTGGCGGCCTTGTTGAGACCCGCCTCAAAGCTCGCGGTGTTGGCAAGAAGATTGACAACGAGTTGTCCGAGAATGTTTGCCATTATTTCCTAACCTGTTGGACCTCGCCGGATTTCCTAAACTTGAATTTCGTTGACAGCCGAGCCTTAAACGCCGAGACCGTCTCCGCGTCCGGTTGCTCTATCTGTCCGCGCTCCCACTCCTCAATAAAGCGGCGCGTGTCCGCGTCATTGTGTTTGGCCGCTACACCGCTACGCCCTAGGAAAAAGTCCGGCTCAAAGCGTTGCTCATTGCCGCTCACAACCATCGCCGTATTCCATATATCGGACCGGAGCGCGGCTAACATTCCGGCGTCACGGACATACTTGCAAGTGAGGAGCGCATCTAACTCTCGGGGAGACGCCGCGAGAAACTCATCACGGCTCATATTGAGGACAGCGCGAGCGGCGGACCAAAGCTCAAGGATTGTTACTTCCCTTGACTCTCCGCCGCCTGTCCGTTTGGGTCCGCACTCTCCGGCTTAGGCTCCGGGAAGAAAGACGCTAGACACTCGCCTAGAGCTTGCGTGATAGGGATAGCGGTCCCTATGTCAACGAGCTTGCTAACTTCCTCGTATGTCATTTCCGGGTGTTTCAGAGACACGCCCGCCCACAACGCCGCAATGAGGCGCTCCGGGTCCTCGTCAATGCGGGACCAATGCTTTACGTTAAAGAGGTTATCGCCGGTCTTGCCTTTGTACTTGAGGACAGCGGAGAGGGGAAAAGCGAGGGAGTACGTCTTACCATTGAGCGTGAGGTCAACGGCGGGAGTGATTGCTTGCGTGAGTACGTCTGTCATAGATAGACCCTTTTACAGCGAGGATTCTTACTTCTAGTTAGCGGTGTAGCGGCGCGAGCCAAAGACCCGCGCCGCCCCTATTCCGCTTGATTACATGCTCGGTCCGGTTACGGCTCCGGTAATCTGAATCTTGCCGGAGTACATAATTGCCTTGCTGTATTCCACGGTTGCCGGTGTTAGCTCCGTGAAGTATCCCGCAAAGGTAAACTTGCTTCCGTCCGTTAGCTCAATCTGGAAATTGCTCTTGGTCCGGTTCTGCAAGCGGTCAACGAGGTCCGCAACCTCGGTATTAGCCGGGTCTAGAACACCGTCAAAGCTCACGTCACCGGGGTCAATCGTGGTAGCAATGATTTCCTCGAAAGCGTCCGGGGAGTCAAGGTTAGTAATCTTTTCAACGGCAACCTTAATGCCGCCGAAAGCGAATTTCTGTAGCTGTGCAATGGGAGTAAACGTAATCGGAGACGTAGCCGTCTCAACCGATAGCTTAGACCCGCGTCCCTGATAACCTATGCTAGACATAGTTGTGTACCTGTTCCTTTTTCTGAGTTTGAGTTGCTGTGTTGCTCTGTCTAGTCCGCTTGTTGCACGGCTCTAACTGCAAAAGTCTTGTGAGGGAGTCTCTGAGGACTACGGAGGGTTGTTACGCGGCGGCGCGGCGGGCGCGACCGCCTGTTGTTAGCTTGTTGCTAAACTTGGTCTTACTTCGCTTGCGGGTCCTCGCTTAGCGTTAGCTGTCCCCGGACGCGCATTGTGAGTACGGAGCCGTCCGTGAGAGTCACGGACCATAGGTCCCCGTTGAGGTTGACGCCGAGGTCCTTAATGTCACTCGCGCCTAGTTGCTTTCCGCTCTTATCAAACACATTGATTGTCATAGCGCCTCTTTTATCTAGGCCAGATTTGACCAGTAGTAGGAGCCGGAGTCCCTCCGCCGCCATTGGCGAACGCTACTTTGTTCCTAGGAGTGTTAATACGGTCGTACAAGCCAAAGCCGAGGGTTGTACGTGTACCAGCTACCGGGAGTGTAGGGAGAGTAGGAGTAGGCATTTACTCATACCTCATAAACAGAGCTTGATAGCCTTGACCGATATATGTTGTGGTCGGTCTAGAAATAATCATGTACGTGTGAGCCGCCCCGTATATGTTCACGGAAACCGTAGCTCCATCATTCGAGCCGTCAAAGTCTGTGCTATTGCCAACGAGTATGTCTCTAGGGTTGCCCAACGCTCCCACAAACGGGAACACCGGCGAGACCGCTACACTTGACCCGTAGGAGCCGGAGCCGTTGCTGTGATACGGTAGTGCGCCCATAAAAGAGCTTGTTTCAGCGTAGGTCTGTCCTCCGGTTGTGGGGTTGAACACCACTTGATGCAGAATAGGACCTCCGTAGTGAGCCGCCCATACCGCTACGTAATCACCGGTTTGCACGCCGGAGTTATCAACCGAGCGTCCAATTACTAGGACTCCTTGCTCGTAACCCATCGGGTAGCTTGCACTCCCGGCGTGGAACATTGCCATTCGGAAATTACCGCCATCGCCTGAGAAATGGCAATTGATGAGGTCTGAGGTATCGTTAACGTAAAAGAATCCATTCGTGCGGGTACTGTGCGGCGGAAACATATTGGCGTTGCCGTCCGTCCCGCCTGTACCGACCGTGATGTAAAGGTCCGGTACGCTTGAGCCGTTTCCGTACTCAATCTTTACGTAAATAGGACAGGTTGACGAGAGCGCGTCCGTGCTAACAAAGACCTCATAGGCGCTATAGTCGGAGGGGACGCTAGAAAGCGCAGTCCAATCCACTTGTCCCGCATCCGAGGTCTGACTCCAGCCAAGGGTACGGAAAGCGTTAGAGATTTCTTGCGCCCACGCTTTGAAGTTCGCAAGGGTTGAGTTGTCGCAGTAGTGTACTGCGCTAATCGTTGCCATAGTTACGCCTCAAGAATGTCAAAGACATACGTGACGGTAATAGCTCGGTCAACGGTGTCTAGGTTGGTAATGCAGTACGTAATATCCGCGCTAGGTGTGCTCTCGCAATTGGCTCCCGGAGCCGGAGGACTCAAGTCAAAGGTTTGTGCTGAGGTCAAGTACATGTCCGTGATTACGCCGTGAGCGGTCCCGGCTGCTGGTTGCGTTGTGTTAGGACGCCCCGCGTCCGCCGCCTGTTTAGCCGCCGTTGCGTAGAGTTCAACGCGAGCCGGATAGTCAACGGTCACCTGTACGAGCACAAAGCTCTTAGCGAGGGTGACCGTGCTCACTTCTTTCGCCAGGCTAGCGAGGCTTGCGGTTGTCTTAGAGACGGTCCGCCTTGACGGTGCAACCGGGAGGTTGCTTATTGCCGCGTCCGTGTACGCCTCGGCGGTTGCCAGTGTTGAGGCATCTCCGCCCGCTCTTGTGCTCGCTTCGCTTGACACCGCGTTGCTTCTAGCGGTTGCTTCGCCTGATACCGCGCTGTCTGTGTATGTCTCTGCGGTTGTGAGTGTGTTTGCGTCCTCCGAGTAACGAGTGTTAGCCTCGCTCGCTACCGCCGCATCCGAGTGACTGTTAGCACTCGCTAGAGTAGCGGCGTCCTGAGCGTCAACGTATGTAACGTCCGCCTTGCCGGAGTCATTGTCCGCGCCGCCTATCTGAGTGAGCGCGTGTCCCGTTCCGTTACCGGCGAAAAGCTCACCGGTATCCGTGCAAAGGAAAAGCTCTCCTAGCTTTCCCTCGCTCGGGAGACTTGCTTTGAGTCCTCGGCGTGCTCTTATGTGAAACGTTGTCATTAGAAGTTACCGCCGTCAATGTCCGGCTCTTGCGCCGAGGGCGCTGACATGGGTAGAAAGCTCTCGCTAATCCACAGAGTCACGTCAACGATTGAGCGGTATATGATTCCCTTACCGTCTCCGCCTTGCTCAAAGGGAGCGTCAAAGTCAGAGTTGAGATAGCTCGTCTGTATCGTTGTAACGGTCTCGGGACTGTCTCCGTTGCTGTAGTTTCCCGCGAGGTCCGTTACTGCGAGCTTGACGTAACGCGCTAGTTGCCGAGCAACGAGCGGTTGACTTGCGTAGCAATCGAACTGATAGCGCGTCTCTACTTGCGGCGTTGTCTCCTCAAGCACCGTTGTAGGTACGCCGGAGACGCGGTGTATCACAATCGCCGGGACTTTTACGCCGGTAGGGAGCAGGCTAAACGCTATGCCTTTCGCGTCCGTCACGAGAGCCGAGACGCCGCTATCATTGCGTAAAATGTTGTATAGCGCGTTGTCTAGCATTACAGACCTAGAGCCTCTCTTAGCTTGCGTGCGAAAGCGTCAAGCATTTTGTCTTTGTTGCTCTCGAAAGCCGGACGGATAAACGGCTCCGGCGGCTTGTTGTGAATAGAGCCGAACTCTACAAACTGTGCGTAATAGGCGTCCTTGCTCGGCCCTACGCTCACCGTCCCGGCGTCATTCTTTCCGCTCAACGTAATCTTTTTGACGATATGCCGAGCGAGATAGCCGGACTGAGAATGCTTAACGGCGAGCGCAACGCACACACGCATAAACTCACCGGCAAACTCAAGAGCCTCGCGCATTGAGCCGCGTGCTTTCTTGACTGTCTTGTTGAGCAATGCGTCCTCAAGGTCGGCTAGTCCATCAACCTTGCATGAGATTGTGTTAGACATTTAGCTCCCCGGCTCCCCGGCGTTCTGTCCTGTCTCTAAACAAAGCATTCTTAGCTCAACCTTGCGCTCGTCCGGGTCCTCTATTGCCTGAATACGAAAGACGCGGGAGTCAAAACCTACAAGCATTGCCTCTTTGACGCCGGACAGATACGGAATTGTGACCATGTGCGAGACTTGCTGTGCTATCTGTTGCGCTTTAGCAAGCTCTCTCCCGGAGAGAGCACGGACGCTAGCGTATGAGGTTGCAAACGCTGTAGAGTCTTGCTCCGCGCCGGAGTTGTCCGGGTTGCTCGGAGCGAGTAGCGTAATCGTGTCGCACATAGACCCTCGCGGCGTGTAAGCGCCGGTAGCGGGAGGGATAAAACTGAGACGGCGTAGGGACAAAGTTAACCTCTTGTTTGCGCGAAGTCCTCAACGCGGTTGGACCATAGGAGAGCGTCAACGTGATTCGGTACGCTACCTGCTACGCCTTGCGTTACCGGCTCGCGGTTAAAGTACCAATGCGAGACAAGGAAAAGGATTGCAGTCCTTACGCTCTCGGGTACGCGGTCATAAAACTTGTACTCTGAGACTTGACCGGGCGGGTCAACGCTCACGGTCTTGTCAATCTCCGGGTTGTCCGGCGCGATAGGCGAGGCGTCCGGGTCATTGACCGGCGAGGTCATACCGGCGTCAAAGAAAATACGCACGGCGTTAGGCGTGTAGAAACATGCGGGCCAGTTCTTACCGGCAAGCGGGAAGATTCGGACCGGCTCGCTCGCATAGTCAACGATAAAGTCCGTCCCCGGTAGCAAGTCCGCCTCGGTCCCGTCCGGCTTGACGTATGTAATCTTGGTCACCGCCGTCACCGGGTAGCGGAGTAGCTTTATCATCTGTGAGTAGTTCCACAGCGTAGGGGAATAGCGAGGGAGCGAGTAGTAAGACTGAGGGAGGGCGAGTTGCGATTGCATACCTCCGTCAACGTAATAGGGGAAGCAATCGAGGTATTGCACGTAAGACTTGACCGCGAAAGCGCGGTTACAGAACGTCTCAACGTACTCCCGAGCCGCGCTAATCAATCCGGTTATCTGCGAATCGTCCCCGGTCCCGGAGATACGGAGGAAAGTCTTAGCTTCGCTTAGACTCACCGGCTCCACGGACGGAGGCGTTACTTGCTTGATTGCGCTCATTCTTTACCTTTGCCTTTTTGAGCTTTCGGAGCGGCGCACACGCTAGGCTTGCATTACGCGGCGGCGCGAGCATTGCTGTCTCTGCTCTCATAGAATCCTTCTAAGCTAGAACGGGGAGCGGATTCCGCTCCCCGCCCTATTCTTTTCCTCACTCGTGAGGTCCGCTATTAAGCAGAGACCATGACGAGCTTCTTAACCGGGTGCGTACCAGCGTCCAACAGACGGGAGTCAAACCGGCTAAAGCCGATAAAGGCAACCTGTCCGTACTCGGCGTAACGCTCGTCTAGGCGAATCGTGAACAAGTCACGCACACGCCGTACAACGAACTTGTCCGAGATAGCGCCGAATGCAATCGGGTTCTTAGTCGCAGTCGGAGACTCCGTTCCCGTGGTCATTGCGTCCATATCGTTGTTAACGATATAGCGGTAACCTAGGATAGTGTCGCCGGCATTGACGCCGAGACCCGGTAGCCACAGCGGACGCCCGTACTTGTCCTTAAGGTTCTTGAGAGACTTAAGGGTAGAATCGTGCATCATCCACTTAGCGCCGTTACGGTACGAGCGGTCAACGCTGTGCTCAAGAGCAATGAGGTCATCAGAGCCGATTGAGTTGTGTGCGTTGTTGCCGGTGATACCGTCGTTGTTGTTGCTACCTACAACGGTCGGACCGTTGCTGGCCGCGTACACGAGACCTTGCGGACCCGCGCTGCCCGCGCCGGAGGTAAAGTCCGGGTTAAGACCGCGAGCGTTACGGACGGCAAACTTCTTTGCCAGAAACGCAGGGAGGTCAAAAGCCGAATCTTGCAACAGTTCTAGCGATACCTTGACTAGACCAGTGCTGTACTTCCATGCCTTGAAAGTGACGTGAGAAAACACGTCATCAATCTCATTGACCGGACCCGCCGCTTCGCCCACGATATAAGCGGCGTTAGACGTGTCGTTATCGCTCGGCCAAGGCAGGTCATTACCGGTAGCCGTGTCCATAACGTCCGCGTTAGCATAAAGCTCGCTAATGAACTTGGTAGCCTCGTCAACCTCATACACGAAACCTTGAGGTACGAGGTATCCGCCCGCTCCTAGCGTGCCAACGGTCAAGCCGTCACGGTACTCGGCTGCATTGCCGGTCACGAGAGCACGCGCCTCACGGCTCGCCTCTACGCCCTTGCAAGCAACCTCTTTCATTGCCTTATTCCAATCGGCGCGGATTTCTTCCTTGGACTTCTTATCGCCGGGTGTGTTTACTGCGGTCTGTGCGGGACGGTCAACCTTGCGTAGTTCCGCCTCTGCTTTGTCGGCGGCTTCGATACGCCTAATGTCCGCACCTAGCTGGTCAACCTCTGCCATGAATGCGTCAAACTTGGCGCGGGTTTCCGTGGTCATAGCGTCGTTGTTAACGAGCGCCATTGCGTCGGCATGAGCCTTAACGCGCTTTTCCTGCATTTCCTTGATAGTCATAGCTGTTAGTCCTTGTGTACTTCCGAGTGAGTTACAGGCGTCTCGCGTCCCGCGCCGGGGCGTTACCGCACTCTGTCTCTCTCGCTTCGCCATTCAAGGCGAGCCGCAACCGGCGCGAGTGGGACAGCAAACTTGTGGGAAGTCTCGAAGGACTTTCGGAGGGTCTTACTTACAACGTGGCAAAACCGTGGTGGTCTTGCTGACTTCTAATCTTGGTAGTTGTGTAGCGGTTTACCAACGAGCCGTTAGAGGCTCATTGCGAGGCGGAGTCTCATTCTCATACGCTCGCGCTCGGCGGCGTCTAGGCTATTGCTTTCCTCGTCCGCAACGTGTATGCCGTGAGCTTTCGCGGCGGCTTTAATCTTTGCTAGGACTGCCGGACGCTCGCTCTCCGGGATGCCTTCCGTTGAGGAGAAACGCGCTAGCGCGTTCTGTATGTGAGTCTTAGTCTTTTCCTCGTCACCGGGGAACTTAATAGGGAGCTTCCAAGTCTCTGTCTTGTCCTTGTCTCCCACGTAAGCGAAGCAATCGGCGGTGAGGTCAACGCCGTCAACCCGCTTGGTCTTTTTCTCGCGCCATTCCTTAACGCTGTCCGGCTCGCCCTCGGGGAATAGAGCACGCATGTCAACCGAGGTCTGAGGATATGCCGGGTAGGTCACCGGCGAAACGTCAAAGACTTCGCAAGACGCAAGCTCCCGGATATGCTCAAACTCGTCCGGGTCCTCGTCCGTGGGCTGAATTGAAAAGTCCGCCTCGGTAGCGTAGAAACCGAAAGAGCATTGAGAAATATCTCCGCGCTTAATGGACTCCATAAGGTCCCGAGCGTAAGACGTGTCCGGTAGCTCGCACTCAAAGTAAAGACCCTTGTTGTCCTCGCGGACCTTGAGAGTCTTAGGCGTGCGTCCGAGAATCATGTCCGGCTCATGGTTGCGTAGGCAACGAATGTCCGGCGAGCCTGCTAGACAGTCTGTAAAAGCTCCCGGCTTGATTACCTCTCGGTAGCCGCCGAGGTCCTCACTCTTGCAATTGAACATAGCCGCATAACCGGCAATGACCGGCTTGTCGCCGTCAACGCTCCGTAGCTCTGCCACATTTAGAAAGCGGCGCTCTAGTTTCTTAGACATGCTTTATCTTCTCCGTGATTGCCTCGCGCAATGTTGCCGCTACAATCGCCTTGACTGCTCGGTCAAGCTCGGCGGGTTGATTCTCCGCCGCTAGACTCCGCTTGCTCATGCCGCCGCAATACTCTGAGATAAATGACTCACTCCTATCTAGTATGAGGTTCGGGGACACTGTTTCTCCCGATAGCTCTAGCGCAGCCTCGGCAATGTCTCGAAACATGGGCGTAAACACACGCTTGTAGGCGTCCGCGTCCGCCTTGTTCCCGCGTGCTTGAATGCGTCCGCAAGCGTCCTTAAACGTGCTCGAATAGGCACGGATATACCTCTTAACGTCCGGCGTAGCGTCCGGGGCGTCCTTGGCCGGAGCCGCTCCGTCTCCGCTCTCGTTGTTGCCGTTAGAGTTGGACGGATTCTGACTCGGGTCAAGAGTAGCTAGCTTTTCCATGTTGACGGTATTGACCGGCATAAAGTATGCGTCTCCGGCTCCGGTGCCGTTGTCCTCAATCGGGTTGAGACCCTCTAGCTCTCTAACGTCATTAGTGCTCAAGAATCCCCACTGCTTACCCGAGGCGTAGAAGTTGCGGCGAGTCTCGGCGTCCGGGTAAATGAGCTTGCGCGTGTCAAACGTCGCAAAGTATTTGTTAGCGGTCTGTCCGGTCTTAGGAAAGAGCTTGCGCTTAAACTCTTGCTCAATCGCCTTGAGCCAAGGGTTGAGGCAAAAGTTGACGTACTCTAGAGACATTTGCTCAACCGTTGCTCGGTTGGTCTTGCCGCTGTCTCCTATCATGTGCGGCGGGACGTGGAAAATAGAGCAGATTTCCCCGCGTTGAAACTCGCGGGTCTGTAGAGATTGAGACTTGTCGGGGTCCGTTGTGACTTGGGTCCACTTCATACCCGAGGTTAGGACCGCAACGGTGTGAGCACGCTCACCGCCTTGCGCCTCTTGCCACGAGCGCCGGAGCGTTTCCTTATCCTCCGGCTTGAGTGCGCCGGGGACTTCGATAATCCCGCCGGGACGTGCGCCGTTGCCGAAAAACTTAGCGGCTTGCTTTTCGGACGCGAGAGCGAGCGAGACACACTGTCTTACACTCCAGATAACGTCTTGACCGAGGCGTCCGTCTAGAGACAGACCGGGAACATGCAACACGTCTCCGCTAGCAAGCTCGCGCTCGCTACCGGACTTGTTGCCCTTGCCTACCTCGTTGTTCTCGTGGTCCGCGTTTGTGACGCGATAGACGAGCTTACCCTCCGGGTTGTCCGTGCTCGGGTTGTAGCGATACGGGCGTACTTGCCACGGACGGAGCGGGTAAAGCTCCGCGATACGTCCGCCCTTATCGCGGACAATCTCGGCGTAGGCGTTTCCCCACAAGAGCGCGTGTAGCATTAGGACCTTGCGGAAAGTAAACGAGGTCATTTCCGGGTTAGGCTCGTGCGCGAGAATGTCAAAAAGAGGATTCTCGAAAGCGAGGCGCTGTCCCCGGTGTACCGGCTTGTTTTCTTTTGAGAGGAGACGCTCGTAAGTGTGTAGAGGGAGGGAAGCAATAGAGCCGGAGATTAGGTCAACGCAAGACCAAACGGCGGGGACTTGTAGAGCGGTGAGTTGACTAACGCGGATACCCGCGTCTGTCCGTCCTCCGTTGAAAATGTCAAGCAACCATTCTGCCGGAAAGGACAGAGGCGTCTGAGGGTTTTCTAGGGAGGACCTAAAATACTTTGTGAGGAGACCCATTACTTAGAATCCTTTGAGGAGCGGGACGCCTTACGAGCGGCGGAGAAGAGACCCACGCCGGAGAGAGCGAAACCGGCGAGAATGAGGAAACCCGGTACGCCGAGGCAAACTAGACCCGCGAGGATACAAAGACCGCCGAGTACGGCGGCGCTGTCGGAAAGGTCAATTATCATGCAACCCTATCTAGTATCAGGATTAGAGGCTGAATATTTCGGGAGTAAGGTCCGGTGTGACCGGTTGAGCGGTTGCTCTCCCGAGTCCCATGACCAAGGCAACAACGCCGTCTATGCGCTCCGTTGCCTTTTTCTTGCTAGGTTTAATGTTGCCCTGAGAGTCCGTCTCTACCATTGCGTTACTAGCGCACCAATCTAGGACCGGGTTAGAGCCGTGCTTTAGCTCCCCGGCGAGCACGAGCCGGAGTAGCTCTTTGCTCGGGGCGTTGAGGGTCAAGAATCCTTGACGCATAGCAACGCAAGGGACGCCTTCCGCCTGTAGGTTGTTGACTATCTGTGTTGCGTTGTACGGGTCAAAGCCTAGCTCCTTAATCTCGTACTCAGCGGCGGCGGCGCGGACCGTCTCCCGGATAACGTCATAGTCCGTGACGTTTCCCTCGGTTGCTGTAATGAAACCCTCCCGGCTCCATACGTCATAAGGTACGCGGTCACGCCTTACACGCTTCTCAATGTTGTCACTAGGTACGAAAAACCAAGCGAGGACGCGGTAAAACGGGTCCTCACCGTAGGGCGGAAAGACCAAGACAAAGGCGTTAAGGTCTTGAGTCTGCGCGAGGTCTAATCCGCCGTAGCAGGGACGCCCTTTTAACGAGACCTTGAGCGCCTCTTGTGCTTCCAGTCCGGCGCACGCTTGCCACTTTTCGAGCGGGAGCCAAGCAGTCTCTTGAGCCGTCCAACGGTTGAGGTGCTTGCGTAGGAAATTGTTGAGAGCGGTAGGGTCCTCTTTAGCGCGGAGAGCTTTCTCCCGGAGCTTGTCTAGCTTGACGCTCACGCCGAGGTTAGGGTTAGCCTTGTACCATGTGCGCTCGTCCTCCCAATTGTCCCCGGCGTCTAGCGAGGCAATGAAGGCAAAGAATCCGTCATTGACGAGGACGCCGGTGAGGACTTTCTCCGCATACTCGTGTTGCTTGTAGCAAAAGCTCTGTCTATCAAAACCCGCCGTTGTGATAGCGAGCATGAGAGATTGACGGCGTGCAACGGTTGACTCCTCAATCACGTCCCATAGATTGCGGTTGACGTGCTCGTGTAGCTCGTCCGCTAGACCGCCGTGAGTATTGAGTCCGTCTAGCTTGTCACTGTTGGACGCGAGCGGCTCAAACTTGGAATAGGACAGGGGAGCGTTGAGGTTGTTACGGTACTTGCGGACCCGAGTCTGTAACGCGGCGCTCGCTTGTACCATTCGCGCCGCTTCTTCCCAAACTATCTTAGCTTGGTCTTTCGTTGTGGCGAAGCTATAGACCTCGGCTCCCGGCTCCGCGTCTCCTACCATGAGATAAAGACCGATACCGGCAAAGAATGTGCTCTTGCCGTTCTTACGAGCAATCTCTATGAGACCCTCGCGGAAACGCCGGGAGCCGTCCGCTCGTTTCCAGCCAAAGAGTGAGAGGAGAATAAAGCATTGCCACGGCTCAAGGACAAACGGCTTACCGCCCCACTCTCCGCGAGAGTGCTTGAGGGTGCGAAAGAATCTAATAACGCGCTCGGCGGCGGAGTAGTCAAACGAGAGACCGCGAGACGCGCCAGTCTCTAGGTCTTTCAAGTGACGAGCACACCCTTGCTTAACGAGCTTGCTAGCGAGGACCTGTCCGCTTGCCACTTGCTCCGCGTAATCAAGCCCCGCCTCAACGCTATTCTTTGTCACGTCTCCGCTCGTCATAGTCCCGCCTATTGCGTAACGTGCTCACTCAAGTCCTCGTCTAAGAATCCGAGCGGGTCCGCGTCTTGCTCCGGTCCCTCGCTCTTGACCTTGGTCCGGCTCGCCGGTGTAATTCCAAACTCCGCCGAGAAGGCTCTTAGGTTTCGCTTTGCCTCATTCTGTACAGTTACGGCGGGATTCTTTTTGCGGTTGCCGGAGTCTATGTACACTCCGTCCGCGTCCTCTACCATGACCGGGACTAAAATACCGTGAGCCTGTATCTCCGCCTCGGCTTGCAAGAGTCTCGCCCACGCGAGGACGTAAGACGTTAGAGCGGCGCGGTCAACGCGAGTCATAACGCGAGAGGCAACGAGCATAGGGACAACACGCTCCCACTCGGCAACGGCCTCGGGAGGTAGTCCCTCCGGCATATCCGGCGCGGCAACCTCGTATTGAGGCTCCGCCTCGTTGAGCGGACGCTTGCCGGGATTACCGGCGAGCTTCTTGAGTGCTGTTGGTTTCGGACGATTACTCATATCGTTTTATGTCCTCAAAGAATCTAGGCGGGAAAAGCTCGCGGGAGTAGCCGGGGAATTGACCTTGACCAAGAGGCGGAGGACAGGTAGAGTCCGCGTGTGAGCGTGCTACCATCATTCCCACGCCGGGGACCGTGATTAGCTTACCCGCCTCATACGCTCGGCGGCTAAAGTCTCCGTCCGCGCCTCGCGGCTTTTCAGGAAACGGGTTGTCCTTCCACCAATCGTAAGTAAAGCATTGAGACGTACCGGTTGCGTACATGCCGGGTCCGGTGTAGTGGTACTTGTACGTCTTGCCGTCCTTCATGTTGTAAAACAGAATCTCTTGATAGCCGGTAACCTCGCTCTTGTTTTCTATGAGGCGGGTTATCTCGTCTTGCATTCTCTCCGGCGCGGACCAATCGTCATCGTCCCACGCAAAGAGAATGTCTCCCGGCGCGGCGTAAGAGGCGCACGTATTCATTAGAGAGCCGTGAGTAAGGTGAGGGTTAGAGTTATAACGGTAATACTCGATTGCGGAGTCTGCACGCCTTGTGGCGTACCGTTGATTGAGCAAGTCCTCAACCGGCTCCGTCCCGTTGTCTAGGATTAGTAGGAGCTTGTTGTCCCATGTCTGAGACTCGAAACAATCAAGAGCAAGCTCAATGTACTTGTGCCGGTTAGCCGTGAGCATGAGAGCAACGGCTTGCGGTTGGTCTGTCATTGTGTCGGTCATAGAGTCTCTGAGAGCCGAGGCGGAATGCCCCGGCTCAAGAGGACGCTAGCGAGGCGTCCGGTCCCGAGAGGATTACTCGGGGAAAGCGGACCGGAGCGGTTAGGCTCCGGCGAGCGGCGTATCCGGGTCCCGTTAGGACCCTTGAGCTGCTCTCAATGTGTTTCTAGTCGCGTCCCGGTAATGTTTTACAAGTGCGGGAGTGTGTACGTTAGGCCCCGGCGGACGGCGAGGACGAGCGTTGAGTAACCTAGATACCCCTACCCTAATGCCTGTCTTATCAGCGGATTAGAGCGTCCTGTAAGGCTAGCCTCTTTTGTGAGTCCTTGGGGTAGCGGGTTAGCGTGCTCCGGCAAAGGTTGAGTCCTCGGTTGCTGTCTTTCTACTGTGACACGGCTTGCATAGACCCTGTATATTGCCGAGGTCAACAAAGAGTGACCATACGCCTAGAAACGGTTGCTTATGGTCCGCCTCGGTTGACGGCTCACGGTCACACGCCTTGCATATCGGGTCACGCTGTAAAATCACTTTCCTAATGCTTTTCCAGATTACCAAGTCATACCAACGCCGCCACGGTTGTAACGTATCGCGTTGACGGTCATATTGAGCGCGGGGACTTTGCGTCTTGTGAGCGGGACAATATCCGTCTGTTGTGGCAACGCCGCAACCTGGAAAGTTACACGCGCTCGGCGCTCTCATTGGCATTGAGCTTGACCTCTAGAATCTGCTTACACTTGGGACAGGAAAACTCACCGGCAAGCTCGCCGTCTCGGTTAGGTTTTGCGATTAGCCGATTACAGGACTCAATCCGCTCCTCTTTCGCGCCGGTCTCGCGGTTGTGTCGCGTTACGGTGATTTCCGCTTTGCAACGCAAACCTTGAGAGCCAGACTCGCCGGGGAAAATGAATCCTCTACCCTTGGTGATTACGGAATGACGAGTCATAGAATCCTAGGCGCTCGGGTTGGCATAACGTCTCCGGTTGGCGTCTGATACCTTGCGCCTTGTTTCTAGTGACCGCTTGATACCGGTCAACCGTGCGCTAATCTTGCGGCGCGTTTCCTCGGACAGCGGTTTACGTGGTCTCGCCTTTGCTTTCTCGCTTATGAGTTGCTTAGTAGCATCCGAGTGAGTAAATCCGTAAAGCGGATGGTGAGCGCCGGTGACGCCTTTCCACGGAGCTACTCTACCGGCGTCATACAACGCCTTGTGAGCATTGCTCATCTTTTCGAGCGTTGTAGCCTTGTGCTTTGAGCCGCGCCGTAGAAAGCTCGCATAAATGTGACCGTCCGCTAGCTTGAATCTGTCCGAGTAGTCAAACGGTATCGAGCGCGGATAGTAGCCGCTTGGGTCAGTGTCCTCGTCATCTCGGCGGCTTGGCATGTCGCCAAAGTACATGATGCGCGAGTCTCTACCGGCGCACATTCCTAGACCTAAGCTCGTGAGCAAGTCCTCCCAAGATTGAGCATTACCCGGCATTCGTGACAAGGACCTCTATAACCTGTCCGCTATTGAGCATTGACCACCTCAATCTCGCAATCGGCGTGACAACGCTCACAGCGAAACCATCCTGCTACTACGCCGCTCTTGTTGAGCTTTGCCAGTAGCTTGTTACACCGCTCCGTGCTGTCATACTTATGCGGTTGGTCACAGCGTAGACCGGTGTCCGTGATGATTGCTTTACCCTTTGTGACTTTCAACGTCATAAATCCTTTGTGAGACAACGGCGAGCAACCGGGAGGTCACTCGCCGTTGCTATGCTCGTCACCGGACGGAAACAAGCTGGTAGGAAAGAGAAAGCGCGTCTATGCCTAGCGCGGCTTGCTGATACTGTTTAGTATGAGGCGGAGACAGCATTTACGGGACCGTTGACGGTGTAAATCGGAGCCGGTCCGCGTGTGAGGACGCCGGACGGTACGTAATTCTTGTATCCTCTGGCACGCTTCATAGGCTTGCCCGTCTCAATCGCTTTTACCCAAGCGCGGAGAGTGTTACGCTGTTTACGTGCTTCATACATACAGATATAACAACGCTTGCCTCGCATACTCGGCGTCCTAGCGTGACCTCGGAGACAATGCGTCTGTACAGGCTTTGGCTTAATGTGAGCGCGAGCGTTAGCAGCGCTGCGCTGTGCCGTTTCTAGGCTCCGTTGCATATTCTCTTTGTGCGTCTCCGCTGTAACGTGGTCTGGGTTGACACAGATTGAGCCGGACTCGCACGTATGCGATAGCTCTAATCCGCTATCTCGTTTCGGAGCCTCAAGTCCGCGTATGTTTTCGTATGCCCACTTGACCGCGTGTACCGGTGACCGCCCGTACTTGGCGAGGTCCACAAAGATAGGGTAAGACCCTTGCTCTTTCGGCTTGCGAGCGGCTCCGGTTTTCCAGAACCAGCAACCGTTAGGTTGAACCTCTACGCGGTCCATAAACCGCGTGAGCATAGGCGTTGAGTGTGGCTGAAACGGCTTAGCGTTCGGTCTGTCCTTACGGTAGCGGTAACGCATGTAGCACTCTCTACAAAGACCGTGAGCTACGTGAGGTCTGTCCGTGTGCTCACACGCTGTCACCGCTTGCTTGATTCGCGGCTTGATGCCGTTATCGCGCCGTATCTTTGCCCTGTAACACTTGGAGCACAGTCCTAGTGCCTTGTGCGCGGTGTCCTTGTGCCGACACATCCACGCTCTACGAGGTATTTTCGCCGGGTGTAATGGTTTTTCGGGAGTGAACTCCACGCCGTTTGCATCAATCATAGGTGCCTCTTAGGACCTCAAGCCGGAGAGGATAGGCAATGATTCGGAGGTCCTCTCCGGCTTAGTTGTTCCCACCTATGACTATTATACCGCCCGGTGTACCTATTTCGAGGCAGGTTAGAGGCGGGGTTTTCGGAGGCGAGCGCTTGCGGGTATCGGTTTACCTGTAGCGGCGTCTATGAACGGGTGAGCGGTCTTTTGCTTGAGATACTCGCGGCGGAGTTTTCTCTTGAGGCGTCCGCAAGATTTGACCTCGCCTCGCTGTATCTTGTCATAGCGATGACGTTTCGGCTCACCGTGGCAATCGGGACAGGACGCATCACAGCCAATCCAACGGACCCACACGTAGAGGTGACCGTCCTTGTCTCGTGCCTTCTCTACCTCAGTAATGACACCCTCGTGAGCACTACCGCCCACGGTCCGACCGGGTAGCAAGCCGGTGAGGACCCGGTTGTACTTGTTCGTGTGCTTGCGTTTCCGTCCCATTCGAGGCGCTCCCGGCGCTCAAGGTGCAATCTCCCCAATGATACACCGCCCGGTGTCACGGTGCAATCTCCCCAAGATGTATATATAAATACGTGGGAAAATGACCATCTGTTTTCGGTCACATTCTCGGATGAGCGGACCCCCGCTCCCAAGCGGCGTCCGCGCCGGGTGAGTTTATAGGCTGAGATGTTTATAGGCTTATCTGTGGGTATTAACAGGTATGTATATAAACAGAGCGTGGGGCGGGTAGGATTCCATAAAGACAACGGCAGAGAACGCCTTGCGGCGTCTCTGCCTGTGAGTGTAGCGGTGTAGCGGCTTGTACGCAGTAGTGAGCTTATGAGCCTACATGCTCCTCGCATGGGGTTGACGTTGGAGCATGTAGCGTGTACAGGTATGTCCCGCCTGTGAGCGGTGTTTTGCGAATGTCCCATCCGATTGTCACTAGCTCGCCTACTCGTGCGCCGTACCGTGGGAAGTATGACGCAAGCTCTACTGTGGTCCTTGGTTTCTCTTTCAGCATTTCGAGTAGGCGGACACTCTGACTCTTGAGCCGCCTCGCCTCTTGCTCGCCTAGCTTCGCTGCTAGCCGCTCGGCTTGAGCTTTAGCACGCGCCTCACTTCTCTCCCGGCTCACGGCACTCTTAACGTCTAGCTTTAGCCGTTTGATTTTCTGTTTCTGCTTATCGGTCCATTCCTTGCCGAGGTTCTTGCGGTGAAAGCCGAGGTCAAACTCTGCCTTCTTTAGCTCGGCGTTGAGTTGCATCTCGGTCTTGACCGGCTCCGGCTCGGCTTGCTTGACCGGCGCAGCTTGGACGTGTACCTCAATGACCGGCTCCGGCGCTTTCGGCTTTGCTAGCTCCGCGTAATAGTCATCCCATTGTTTTTCGAGCTTCGCGGCCAACTCAGCATTGCTCAATCGTTTCTTGCTCATTGCCGTCCTCCCTTGTAGCTGTGCTTCGCAACGAGCGCCTCTAAAACTCGCTCTGGCATTCGGCGAGTGGCATTCTTGCCAGTCCCGTTGACGGGCGGGAGCGTGATTACTCCCTTGGTTGTTGACATGATTTTCCGCGCCGCCTCCCGTCCGATACCGAGACGGACTGCGACCTCCCTAGTTGTGAGCATGGGTTGGACTTCTTGCATGGAGCTTTCCCTTTGGATTGGATTACAGGGAGGAGATTCTTGAGGCTTCCCGCCGCCGGTCCTTGCCGGTCTCAGTTTCCTGCTAGCGCCTCACCGGAGCATTGCGCTCCGTCATTTTTACGTGCTACCCGAGCCGTCCTCGGACCCGAGGTCAACCCTCGGGAATCATCACACGGTAGGAACAAGCGGGGAGCTTTTTCCTACACTGCCTAGTGTACCACACACTTGCCACGGTTGCCACAGGTCCACGGCAGCGCTAAACCGGCTGGTTATTCCAGAGGCGGAGGATTGTTGCCTCGTCAAGCTCGTTGCGGCGGAAAAGCTCTCTGCTGATTCGCTCGTGCTCGGCACGGTGTTCCATGAGGAGCGCAACGGTCTGCCGGTCATGCTCAACGCCGGAATGTACACCGCATTTCCCGTCATACTCGCTCGCGTGCTCTTGGTCTGTCCCAATCTCTGAGTCTGTGAGGATGCTGTACTCCGGTCCTATGTCATCCTCAACGCCTTGGATGAGTTCCAAAACATGAGCCGAGTCCCATTCGGCCTCAACGAGCTTTTCCGTGAGCAAGCCGCCTCTCGATATGAGCGCGTGCTCACAGTCACTCGGATTGCCGTCATACTGTGTCCGTCCGCCGCGCTCTAGACCGTGTTGATGTACGTCAACAGACACAACCCGGCAACCGAGCGCCAATCCAAGTACAACGTGTCCCGTCTCGTGGTCTGCTCTTGCCTGTAAGCTCGCTACCATGTCTTTGCAATCTCCGCCGCTAGCTGCTCTTGGAGCTTTGGGACCCACTTGAGATAATGCCGCTCCGTGATGACCGTATTGCGGTGACCGAGCGCCTTGGAGACCATGTTGAGCGGTATTCCATGAGTGAGCAAGTCAACGCCGTAGGTCTTGCGGAATCTGTGACTGTGAGCATTGGAGACACCGGACTTGTCAAAGACTTTCTTGAGCTTGTGTGAGAAGTCCTTGGCAACCGTGACCGCTTCGCCGTTGCCGCTCCAAAAGACGTATTTCTTATTGCCGTTCGCAACCGTGAGGAGTGCGTCTCCTACCTCTTTCGGGATTGCGTTATTGACGCCCGTATGAGACTTGCTCCGGCGAATGCTCACAAAGTAGCAAGGCTTTTTCCCAACCTTGCCGGGAGTGATTGCGTCCCGCTCAAGGATTGCCGCGTCCTGAATTGCGAGACCGGCATAGCGCATGACCGCAATGAGAGCTTTCATGCGTTCCGCCGTCTTGCCGTCAAAGCTCTCAACCCGGTCAACCGCCGCCACAATAGCCGCGTATTCTTTCGCCGTGAATGGGTCCTCCGGCTCTTGGCTCGTTGTGTTGAAATGCTCAAGTTGTGACGTGGGATTGTGCGGGAGCTTAATCTCGGCGGACGCACAGCAATAGCGAAAGAACGCCCGGAGCCGCTCTTGCTCGTTCCGCTTGGCATAGTTGCTCTTGAGGCTCGTCCATGAGGCTTGATACTTCTCAAGGTCGGACTCGGTAATATCGGCAACGTAGTGCTTGCCGTTCTTGACCGCCCATTCCGTGAGCCGGGTGAGCGTGGTTGTATATTTCCGCTTGGTCTCTTTGTGCTTGCCGCTTTTCTTGGCGGTAAACATACCAACGGCGGCGTCAAGAGTGAACGCCTCGGAACACTTGACCGGTTGACCGATGGCACGAGCGTGCGCGTCTTGCATTAGAGCGCGTGCTTTCTGCTCGGCTTTCTCCCAAGAGCGCGTCTTGGCGGACTGGCGGGTCCGTTTGCCGTCGAAAGACCATTCGAGCATCATGCGGCAAGTACAACGGCGGTACGCCCGGTCCGCCTTGTGCTCACAATCGCTCGCGTGTCGTTTGTAGACTGTGATTTCCAT